AAAAGTATTTAATTTGTATGCGCTGGAAACTAGACGCAATCGGAATGGAAAAAGCACAAAAAGATTATAATTATTGGCTGGATATGATGCGAAGGGTTGGAAATTTACCACCAGAAAACGAACAGCCGGGTAGCTTGACGCAGGTGAATATAGAAAAAATAATAAATTCAAAAACAGAAAAATATGCCATTTAAATTTGGTTGGGAAAACTATAAAAAAGCAATAGAAACCGAATTTACTATTATTGACAAGAAAAAAGAGGAAGTTCCTTTTGCTTTAAATAAACCACAAGACGATATAATTCAAAAACTAATACTTCAAAACATAATCCTAAAAGCCCGGAAGCTCGGCTTCTCTTCACTAATGTTAGGAATTGCTGCTATAAAGTTTTTATTTGGTAGAAATGAAAGATGCGTTTCTATGTCATTTGATGCCTCATCTTCGGCAAAACAATTACTTCGCGCTAAACACTTTATTAAATCCTTTGAGTGGAAAAACAAAGTAAGTTTGCCATTAAAATATAATTCTAAAACAGAGATGATGTACGAGGGAAGAGATAAAAGGACCGGCAAGCCCTATGTAAATACCCTAATGGTAGGGACGGCAAGGGCCACGTCTTTTGGTAGAGGAGATGATATTACCTTTTTACATTTGACCGAGGTTGCTTATTGCGAAAACTTGGCCGAGTTACTGGCCGGGGTTGGTGAGGCCCTGGTGGATAATTCTATGTTGACGCTTGAAACTACCGCCAACGGCTTTGGTGAGTTTAAAGACTTTTGGGACAATTCTGTTTTAGGTAAAACCGGATTTAAAACATTTTTCTATAATCCGGAATGGGAATACTCAAAAGAGTTTTTAGAACAGAAGAAAAAGAAATTATCTTATTTATTCCCGCAAGAATATCCAATGACGCCGGAAGAGGCATTTATATCTACGGCGGGCCTAGCTCATAAGCCTTGGAGCAATAAAATCCACGTCATAGAGCCATTTGAAATACCGAAAGATTGGAACTACGGCCGGGGATTTGATTATGGTTCGGCCCACTTTACAGCCTCTACAAGACTAGCAGAGAACAATAATGTATTTTTCCTTGATCGCTGCTATTTGGATGGCAAGAGAGCTATCCGGCAGCACGCAGAAGCTATTAAGGCGCAAGACTATGGCTTGGGATTTATCCCAGCCTGGGGGGATCCTTCCGGGGGCCAATGGTTTACCGAATTTGAAGAATACGACCTACACATTGAAAGAGCAAATAAAGCAGTTGGCCAACAGGTAAAAAGTTGGATCGAGTTTTGTGTTGAAAAGGTCAACGAATTATTAAAACCTATTCCCGGACATACAGTAATATTGCCCGATGGGAAAAGAATTGAGAATGCTCCTAGGTTGTTTGTATTTAACAATGAAAGCAATCAACCATTTATAAAACAGATAATGAATTTAAAGTGGAGGCAAACGGCCGGGGGAGAAACAATGCCAATGCTTGACGAAACAAAGGATCCTACCGGCGGACACTTTGACTTAATGGCAGCTTTGAGATATTTTGCAGTTAGTAGATTAGAGGCACCAGTCGAAGAAGATGAAATACCGGACGATACAAAGATGTTTGAAAGGGGGTTTTATTGATGATTACATCCCTAACTATCAGAGAACACAATAAACAGCCACACTACGATATTGATGAAGATTTATTAAAAAAAAGAAATGGATTATTTACTTTTGTATTGCGCATTAACAATGGAAACATTGTTGATTATTGCGTATTAGAAAGCAAGAATTATGCAGGAAAAACTAAAACAAAGCCTGTTGCAGTTTCACGCGATAATAGAAAATGAAGGCAATCAACTGCGCTGGGGATCAATTACTTTTAATATATTTTTAAAAGATGGAGTGCCGCTAATTAAAACGCTAAATATTGTTAGTCAAAAACGTAGAAAATATCAACTAAAACGAGAGGAGGTGAAAATATGTCGATCAATAAACATAAGCAAACGATCTGCGACGTTACCAAAATAATATTAGATGATGGAGTTACTTTGCTTCCGGGTTATATAGAAATTAAAGACAGGAGAATATTAAGTCATTTTTCAATGGATCCGAGAAACAGGGACAACAACCTAAAGCCGGGAGTATTAAAAAACAGGGTTGAGTTTAGGGGAGTTAAAGATGTTCTACCGGCACCAAAAGCGTTCCCGGACGGATTTCACTTTCTTGATATAGACTTATACCATAAGTTTTTAAAGAGCTTTTTGGAAAAACTAGAAGCAAAAGCAAAAACTAAAAAAAAGAAAAAATAGGCTGTTGACAAGCTTTATAATGGTGTGCTATAAATAATTAGTACGGCGTTACTACTGAAATAAAAGCTAGTTTGCCGAGGATTATCTCCTCGGTTTTTTTTATGAGTAAACTTTCTGATCTAATATTAAGCAGACAAGACAGCTCTTTTAATCATTTAAGCCCCAAAAGGGCGAAATGGGACGAATACGAGGACATTTTCTTCAATAAACTTTCCGACAGGGTATCAGGTACCACTAAATCCCAAGTTTTTGATCCAAGGCTATCAACTCTTGCCATTGAACGATCCAATCGCGTTATGGCTCAAATACACACAGGAAAAGTAAGGGGAATATCCTCAAATGATATTGTTGGCGAAAAATTGCTAAATTTAACTTTAGACAAATACGTACTTCCAAATGCCAATGCACAGTTTAATTTTCTTACAAAAATGAGGATGGTTGATCTTTATAGTAATATTTATGGCAACTTCTTTACTTTTAACGATTGGGACGTAAGGCAAGATGGTTATATAGGCCCCGATACGTGGCTGCTAAATATTAGAGATGTATTTCATCAAGTAGGCGCGGTTAGTTTAAATGACAGCGATTATGTAATAATCCGGACTTGGCGGCCATTGAGCTATTTTGAAAACCTCAAGCCAACCCAGGGTTATAAAAACGTAGGTAAGATAGTTGCGAAACTAAAAGAACTATCGGGAGATAAATCAAGACGTTCGAGTAATGAAAAAAGCAAAAGGGAAGAAAACGAATATCCGGAAGCAACGGAAGCAAAGGCAAAGGGATTTTTTGAGGTTTTTTCAATGTACGAGAGAGATAGATGGGCGGATTTTGTAGTAGATGGGGGAGATGATGGAGTATTTAGAGATTTTGAAAACCCACATCCCGACGGAGATATTCCGGTTAAATGTAAATATTCAATCCCGCTAATAGATGATTTTATGGGAATGGGCGATTTTGAGAGGGGCAAGTCAATGCAATATACCCTAAACTCAGTTTGGAATTTATATTTAGACGCAGTTAAAATTTCTATCTTTCCGCCAACATTGATAAACAAGGACTCTATTGCTTCGGCAAGCTCAATCAAACATGGCCCGGCGGCTAAATGGTTAATGAGAGGGGGAAATCTATCGAATGCAGCTAAAACCCTAGATTTATCGCCACAGGGAGTGATGACTTTCAACAATACACAAAGAGCCGTTATTGGCGCTTTGCTTAATAGTTTTGGCACGACCGACACCAGCATAGCTCAAGAAACAGATGCCGGGTTCGGCAAAACTCCTCAAGCTCTAAAAATGCAACAAGCAAGAGAAAACACAAGGGATAATGCCGACAGGTTTTATATGGAACAGTATCTAAAAGACATAATGAAAAGCTATGCAAATTTGATTACTCAAAACATGACCGGGGATTTAAAAATTCGCTTATTTGAAAAAGAGCTTGACGAGTTGGGCAAGCTACACCCGGAAATGAAAAAAATGTACGACACAAAAACAGGACAGCTAAGCATTAAAAAGGGTAAGTGGAAAGAAAACCTATTTGATTATGAGGTTGTTTCCGGCTCTACCTATGCGATCGATCAAAAGCAACAGCAAGCAAATCTAGCCGCAATATTAGAAATGTATATGAGAAACCCCGAACTGGTTGAAGCCAAGTTTAAAATGGAAGGAAAAGAGTTTAAGCTCGGGGAATTACTAACAAGAATTATCTCTAGCTCGGGCATTCAGGATTGGGACAAAATAATTGTTGATGGCGGTCAAGGGGGGGCAGCAGGAGCAGAGGGCGGGCCACAAGAACAAGATGCAGAACAAATAACAAGACAGGCAGAAGAACAGTTTATGCAAGGATTAAAAGCAATGATGGAGGGAAGTCAAGCAAATATGGGCAATGCGGCTATGGGCGCGCCGAATGCGGTTAGCCAAACACCGCCAATGAGATAATATGGCCAGACAAAAAGGAGCGGTTAAACCAAATTACTTTTCAGATTTTGCAAAACTTCGTTCTTTAAGAATTAAAGAAAAGGTCGAAAAAACAGGTATTGATCCAGAAGAGGGAGCCTATCACGCTTTAACTAATCACGAGGGCTGGAAGTATTTAAATAAATATATAAATTATTTAATTAGAGATCTTGATAATTTTGTCAGCTCACAAATGGAACAGGGGGCAAGTTATGAGAATATCGGCATGAATGCAGTTGCGGTTCAATTATGTAAAGGAGAATTAAATAAAATTCTAAATAAGGTAAATGATGCAAGCGAAGCAGTTGAGGAACAACTTAAACAACAAGGATCAACTAAAAAAGGAAAAGGAGGAAAAGCCGGAAGTTGAGATTTTAGATTTTAATAATCCTGATTTTAACTTTTTGCCAAAAGGGAGGCACACTTATAGACAATCGGGGCCTTATTTAGTTTGCAAGAGTTGTGAATTGACTCATGCAATATGGATAGGAATAAATAAGGTAATGATAGGAGAGAATAAAGACGGCACGCCGATTTTAAAAAAGCGGGAATTACTGAGTAAATAAATGATCGTTTATTTATTCAGGTATTCTCACATTACCAAACAGGTGTGGCATGAAAGGAGGTCAAATGGATAATCCTGATGACCAAACGGCGTTAAATAAACCGAGCGGGGAAGAGGCCGCTCCCGAAGCTCCGCCAGCTTCAACAGAACAAGCGACTAATGTGGTTCCGGAGGGAAAACCTTTGGACGAGGGAAAACCCACGCCCGAAGTAGCTCCCGAAGCAATCCCAGAAGGGGAAGGTTCTTTGGATAGGCCCCCTAAAAAGGGAGCCGAAGCTCGGATCAGGCAGTTAAGCCAAAAGGCTAAGCAGGCCGAAGCCAAAAGCAAATCTTTGGCCAACAAACTAGAGGAAGTAACAGCCCAATTAGGGACGCAGGCAATAGAGCCGCAAACACCGCCTTTAGGATATAGAGTTAAACCGAAGCCGATCTTAGAACCCGGAGAAGAAATAGACACTCTTGAACTTGAAAAAAGGATGCAAGAGAGAGAGCAGGGGATTTTACAGAAAACCCAAGCTCTAATTTCTTTTCAAGGTAAAGTAAATAAGGTTGTTGACAATATCAACAGGGAAGCCAGGGAAGTAATACAGGAATTTCCCGAGTTAGATCCAACAAACGAACAATTTGATAAAGAACTTTCCGACGCGGTTACTGAGGCTACGGAGGCGCAAGTTAGAACGAACCCTACGGCCTCGGTTAAGAAGCTCGTAAAAAAGCTAATGAACCCATACCGAAGGGCAGTAACCAAGGAGGTTGGAGAGCAGACGGCGAATTTAGCTAAGCAAGTAACCAGGACTGCTTTAAGACCAACTCCTGCGCCAAAAGGCGACAAAAAGTTTAAAGATCTTTCCATAAAAGAAATGGAAGGAGAACTTGGAACTGTTTGTTAAAATAGAGATCTACGAACTTAGCAGTTAGGGAGTCTATCCCTGGAAAGGAGAGTGAAAAAACTATGGCAACAGATGGAACAACAGCAACGATAACCCCGGAGGTATCAACCTATTACGAGAAAGTGTTTTTGGAGAGATCCGAATAT